AGCAGCCTGTCCCCAAGCCATCCATATGCCTGAAGGTAAAATAGTAAAACCATTCTTATTGGTATAAGGCGCTGGTGGAACAAAAGCATAACTAAACTCAATTGGAGTTGCGGTTGCCGCTGAATTAGTAGGTTGCAAAAACAATTGAGTTGTTGCTGCTTGTGGGGTGGGTAATGCAGGCATTATAAGACTAGGTCTACTAAAAATAGTGCATTCAGTTGGTAGTGTAACCGGCGCAAGTATAGGCAATACATATGTACCTGATACAAATGTTGCCTTAGCATGCTTTCCCTGACCCGTTAAATTATAATCGATGTGATCTATCTGAAATGCAGCATCAATCGTTGCAAAGTTACCAGCTATAGGTGCGCGAGAGTGGTTTAAAGTTTCTCCGCTATTCGGTGTAGGTGTAAGTGCCATAATATTCTCCTATAAATTAATAAGGCCATGAGCCCATGAACCAGCCGTTGTTGTACTCTTTTTGTCGCGTATACAGCGTTTGAGAGCGCTCATTGGCGTATTGTTCTACTGACTTACGAGCTACCATATCCAATTGACGCTGAAATTCAGGCCAGACCAACTGAACCGAGTCGTAGTCGAATCTATCCTGGAAGATCTTTATCGCTGCGCCAAGGGCAATAAACTGCCACCATTGTTCAAGTTGTGGGACATCGGTGGTTAACATGAGTTGCGTTGGTCTAATGTCGGCCTCAATAGAGATCTTATAGGTAATATCGGGTACAGGTCGAATAACAAACTTCCCATCATAGAAAAGCATGGCTATTGGTTTAGCTGGTTGGTAGGGGATGGTTTCAGCCCAGATTGTAGCGCCAGTGGCTACTGGGTTAGGGAAGTTGAGTGTAAATGTTCCCATCAAGTAATTAATATCCCCATAAGGTGATGGCAAGGTTTGAGGCTGTCCTGGTAGACCCAAGGCCCCGGCTGTATTGCTTACGGGATAGTCTACCAGGATCATCGAGGTACCACCTGCATCAACTGCGGAAAACGTGCAGTTGTTTTGCAATACGGGGGATCCGGAAGTGGTATTTAAGTTATAAACATAAGGACCAGTTGTTCCATTACCCGTAATAGGTAACTTAGACACTTGGTTAGTTTGCGGCCAGATGGAATAGAACTTATTTCTCTCCTGCTCAAGTATCCCAGGCACACCAGCCAAAAATATAGGAGCATGTACCGCTGTATACACGTTCTGAAAGTTATATAACGGGTCAAGAGGGTCGGTGGTATTGGTATCATAGACATCAATATTTGGTTGAGTAAAGAAGTGTAGGATTGTTCTTAATGAGAACAACTTTAGCTCTGCAGGAAAGTCGTACGCTATAAACGTATTGATGTACTCATTAAGTTGCGTATCAGTGATCTGATTTTGCGAGGGGCTACGCGTGATACGCCTAACTTTAGTTTGTATCGCCCCTAAGGTAGAATTTGCCATATCTTTCACTCCTAGGGGCGATATTTAATCTAAACCCCGTTAAAGAACGTTCTGCACGGCCGCCGTCAACATGTAAGGGTCTTCGGCAAACGGTACCGCCTCTGCATTTTGTGCTAGAAGCTGACTTCCATCAAATAGCGTAATTGGTGCTGGCAAAATAAAGGTTTGAAATAGCGTTGTATCAATATTTATTGAGAATGTGTGGTCGTCTATTACCGTTATCTCGCCAGTTAACACATTTCCCTGAGTCTGAGAAGGCAATGACATTCCAAATCCAGGGGGTATCACCAACCTAATTATAGTACCACTGAGATATTCATTTACGAAAGGGGTAATTGTTTGAATTCCCCCAGGAAATGAAACATCACCCGTCGTGACGATTGCCGGGTTGGAATTAGTTATCGACGTTATATTGCATACTTGTGGTGCGTAGACGGGGTTAGTATATGCCATGGTTAAACCCTCAGGGTTATACTTGCATTGGTGATTTAGAAATCTGAAAAAGCTTACTTGGTTGCATATCAAGATCGTCTTCTTGGAACTCGAGTGATAAGAACGAATAGCGATATACTTTTCGTTCGCTCATGAGTTGCTCGTTGCGGGCTGGACTTCCGTCTTTAACCGCTGCCCTAATACCAAAAGTACCTGCTTCTGATGGTAGGTGCTTATATTCCTTGGTGTAGCACGCTGTATTTAAATGGCGAGCAATTCCTCTAGGGATTTGATACTTCTCGCCATCCTCGAAGAACCACTCTTTGAAGTCATCTCCAGGGTAGGCTTTAAACCTAAAAGAGGTGGATTGACCTGGCTCTTCGTTGTTCTTAAAAATTCCTGTTACTAACTCAGCATCACGATCACGCCACGAGTTCATCAAGCGCTTAACATCTTCTTTAGATAGTTTACCGTTCACAGCTTTGGTAATGGAAGATACATCAGCGTTCTTGTAAGTTTGGGCTACTTCTGCGTTCTTTATAGACATCGAATTCTCCTTAAAGTTAAAGTTTGATGGAGGAGGGCTGCAGCTCTCCCCCATGTTGATATCGTTTATGACTGATTATTGATTGAAAGACTTTGTAGCATTCCAATAAATAACATCAGCATTAACACCAGCAGGACCAGTTGCTGCGCCCATTAACAACAAGCCCGTTTGAGCTACGTTGCGAACAGAATCGGCAAGATAGTCAGAACCAGCATTAAGCGCAAAAGCCATATTTTCTCCAAGAGGAACAACCATTGCTGGCGTAAACCCTGGAGTAGCTGTAACTGGGAATACAAATGGCGCAAAGCCGGTTGTATTAACATCTACAGTTATGGTATTTGTTGTTGTTCCGTTAACACCAACAGCTCCGATTGCTACGATTGTAGCTTCGATGCCATTGATTTGGCTCATACCAAAAACAGGAGATACGTTGAAACGGATCTTCTGCCCTACAACATAAGTATGGGTTACAGACAATGTCACTACAGCTTGAGCTGCTTGTGAGATACCAGTAATCACACGAGTTGAAGGGTAATAGTATGGGTTAAATGGTACAACAACGTACGTACCAGCAGCAATGCCGGGTGCGTTAACGATTTGGGCCATATGTGCCAATGGAATAGACCCGGGGGCAATGGTGCCTACGGTAAAATCAATACCATTAAGCTGAACAGCGCCAGCTGCGTTAAACAGACGTACGATAGATGTGTTAGGAATCAAACCAGTAGAAACACCAGAAACCACAGGGATAGCCGCATTACTTACTGCGGTAATAGCTGTAGCTGCGCCTGGGACTGTTACTGAGCTATCTTGGATATAAAAACCAAGCGTAGCTGCAATAACGTTTGTTGCTCCTGTCTGGACAGTGATAAGACCTTGTCCCTGAGGCATTCCCCTTTGGAAATAGAAACGGGTACGCGCTGTATAGTTATATACAGTGATCGTATCAAAACCAGATGGAAGAGCTATAAAAGTAGGCAAACCGGTCGAAACAAACGTTCCGGAGTTGTTACCTGAAAAAACTACTGACATATTCGTTCTCCTAGCTTATGTATTTAATGTGCAGCGGACCTTTGTCAGCCACAAATCGTTAAGAATTCTAGGAACTTGCGCGAACACTGTACCCAGCGTGACGTTTTGGAACAATGGATCGGAATACACAGCAGGGCGGAACAAGAAACGACTTGTGTAGTTATCTTGTTCTACAATACCGAGTGATTCCAGACCTTGTACGAAAATGTTATAAACGCTGGCACCAAGCCCTGAGGCGAGTGGTTCAACTGAGCCCACACTCGAAAGTAGGAACCTGATATTATTTACGGCCCCCCACTCACTGGAAACTGTTTTAGAACGTGAATCTGGATAATTCCATTTTGGCAAAAATCCCGGAAGGTTATTGAAATCCTTGGACAAGTCTGTGTGACCTAATCCTAGGAAAGCATTACGTACTGGACCTGTGCCGAATTTGTCTTCGCCTTCTTGTTGGTCGAAAATCATCCATGCATCGTTCGATAACAACGCGCTAGTCACTTCATCGAAATCAGAAAGTGCCATATTAGTGGGCAGGTCCCCGTTATTACCACCTGTGCAGTTGTAAGCACTGGCCGTGGCGGCCATCATGTCACGAGTAAGCTGATCCTCGGTCATACGCAAACTCAAGCCAAGCAGCTCTGCGAAGGCGTTTAGAACAGGGTCCTGGTTCTGAAGCGTGACCTGTTGGTTCACGGCGATGAACTGACCGAAGAAAGACATGGTGGCATCGATGTCCACGCGAGATACTGATGTTGCAGGAGGTGTAGCACCGCTTGGTCCAAGTGGTACTGGAAATGTTGGTAGTCTTTGATATCTAGACATACGCAACGTACGGCCGCCTTTGTTCGGCAGTTTTTTTGGTGTAGCGGCTAATGTATGGATAAGACTAGGGGTCCTTATCGATAGCAACTTATCATCAAAAGACTGTTGAACTTGCGCCGGGAGCGTAGTTGTTGTAGTAATCATACGTTCTCCGAAAATAGTAAAATAGGAAAAGGAATTTCGACAAGAGTTGGACGAGAACCCATGTACGTCCTAGGACACTTAGTGTCCATGGCTGTCGAGGCCAGGTGCATAATGCACTACGACAAGAGATTGGTTAGCGACGCCATATACGCTAGGGAAAGTATAGAACCGGAATGTTAATCTTTGCAAGAATCGCAAAGTGGTCTAGAATAAGTTGTGCTTCGTGGTTGAAGTATAATTCATAGAGATCGGATTCGCACTAACCCGCTTATTCGGTCTCTTTTTATTTAAGATCTGTATCTTCGCATTTCTTCATAATTAGCGTTCTTTTGAGCATCAGTAAGCGATCTGCGGTCGTAGTCTCCAGCTCTAGAGAGCGGAGAATCTGATGCCTGGGGGGCAACAGCAGGGCTTGCCTTAGGCTTAGCTTT